CAAAACTACATCATGCAAAGTATCGTTTTGGATTTACAGGTACTTTGGATGGAACCCAAACCCATAAATGGGTTCTCGAAGGATTGTTTGGACCCTCATATAAAGTAACTAAAACAGATGAATTGATGCGTCAAGGTCATCTTTCTCAATTAGATATTCAATGTATTGTTCTCAAACACCCTCCACAAAAATTTGAAAAATATGAAGATGAAATTCAATACCTTATTTCACATGAACAGCGAAATAAGTTTATTACAAATCTTACCTTAGATCTAAAAGGAAATACTTTGGTATTGTTTTCCAGAGTAGAAGCACACGGAGCAATACTATACGAAAAGATAAATAACAATAAGCGAGATGATCGTAAAGTATTTTTCATTCATGGTGGAGTTGATACTGAAGAAAGAGAATTAGTTAGAGAAATTACAGAAAGAGAAAATAATGCAATCATTGTTGCTTCTTATGGGACTTTCTCTACAGGAATTAATATTAAAAACCTACACAATGTAATTTTTGCTTCTCCAAGCAAATCAAGAATTCGCAATCTTCAGTCAATCGGAAGAGTTTTAAGAAAGGGAAAAAATAAAACAAAAGCAGTTCTTTACGATATTGCTGATGATTGCACTTACAACTCAAGAAAAAATTATACTCTTAATCACCTAATAGAAAGAATTAAAATCTATAATGAAGAAAATTTTAATTATGAAATAATCACTATACAACTTAAGAAAAATGGGAATTGAAGAAGACTTTTATGCAACATTAAAATTTAAAAATGGAGAAGAAATATTCGCTAAGGTAGCGGCATCCGAAGAGGATGAAAGAACTTTATTAATTATTTCAAATCCTATTGTTGTCAATAAAATTAAAAATAAATTAGGAACAGTTGGGTATAAAATAGAACCTTGGCTTAAAACAACAACTGAAGATATGTTTATTCTTAATTTAGAAGATGTGTTAACGATTTCAGAATCATTTGATGTAGAAATGATAATGCTTTATCAGAATTACATACGTCAATCTTCTAAAGAAAGAGGCAATCATTCCCAAATTACTCGCAGAATGGGATACATTGCGAATGTTAATGATGCTAAAGAGATATTAGAAAAGCTTTATAAAAATAGTTAATTTATTTCTTTCAACCTAGACAAAGGTTATTGTACATAGTTTCAATGGTGTTGTCAAGCATTTATATGAGTGTTATAATACCTACATATTAATGATAAAAACTTATGATAAGCACAGCAGTCATGACCAAAAGAAAAAGGTCAGAGCATTACGTCAACAATAAAGAGTTTCTTGCAGCACTGATCAAATACCGCGAAGATAAAGAAATCGCTGAGATTCAAGGAAAACCAAAACCACCCATTCCCCGATACATCGGTGAGTGCTTCCTCAAGATCGCAAATCATCTCTCCTTTAAACCTAACTTTGTAAACTATATGTTTAAGGAAGATATGATTTCCGATGGGATTGAAAACTGCGTTCAGTATATTCATAACTTTAATCCTGAGAAGTCACAAAACCCATTTGCCTACTTTACTCAAATTATTCACTATGCTTTTCTTCGTAGAATCCAAAGAGAAAAGCGCCAGTTAGAAATCAAAAACAAAATTCTTGAGCGTTCTGGATTTTCTGAGGTGTTTGATGACAATTCACTTGACGGTTCTAATTACAGTGATTACAATAGCATCAAAGACGCCGTGCATAGTAAATTGAGGTATTGATGCGTATTGCTTTGATTAACGACACTCACTATGGTGCTCGTAAAGGTTCAAAACTATTTCACGACTATTTCGAACTCTTCTATAAGAATGTGTTTTTCCCAACGCTGGAACAGTATGGGATTACGACAGTTATTCATATGGGAGATGCCTTTGATAGTCGTAAATCAATCGACTATCAAAGCTTAGAGTGGGCTAAAAGAGTTGTATTTGAACCTCTAAGAAATTATGATGTTCATATGATTGTAGGTAATCACGATTCTTACTATAAGAATACAAATAATACCAACTCTCCACAACTCCTTCTTAAGGATTATCCAAATGTAAAAACATACTCAACTCCAACAGAGATTAAAGTAGGAAATCTTGATGTCTTACTTCTTCCTTGGATTTGTATTGATAATCAAGAACAATCATTAAAAATGATTCAAAAAACTAAATCAAAAGTTGTGATGGGTCATTTAGAACTTCAAGGATTTCGTGCTAATCCATCCTTGGTGATTGAACATGGGTTAGATCCTAATATTTTTGATAAGTTTAAAAAAGTTTTTTCTGGTCATTATCATACTCGTTCTAACAATGGAACTGTATTTTATACTGGAAATCCTTATGAACTTTATTGGACTGATGTAGGAGATACTCGCGGATTTACTATTTTTGATACAGAATCTTTAGACCACATATCAATTGATAATCCATATAGAATGTTTCATAACATCTACTATGAAGATACTAATTACCAAACTCTTGATATGAAAGAATATGAAAACAAAATTGTAAAAGTAATTGTTCGTAAAAAAACAGACACTAAAAAGTTTGAAACCTTTATTGATAAACTTTATACTTCAGGGATTGCAGAACTTAAAATTGTTGAAAACTTTGAAATTAAAGAATCTTCCGAGTTTGAAGCATTTGAATCCGAAGACACACTTTCTATCTTGAATAGATATATTGAGGAGGCAGAAGTTACTCTTGATAAATTTGTTGTTCAACAAATACTTCAAGAGGTTTATCAAGAAGCATGTGAAATGGTTTAATGTTTATTCTAACAATCAACGGCAGAGAAAAAGAAGGCGCATATTCAGTAATGAACGAAGAAGGTGAACATATCCTTTATTTGTTTCAGGAAGAAGATGATGCAGTTCGGTATGCTATGATGTTAGAAGAAGATGGATATCCAGAAATGCATGTGATTGAAATAGAAGATGAAGTAATGATAAAGACTTGTGAAATGCATGATTATCAATATACTTTAATTACCCCTGATGATATTGTTATTCCTCCAAATAATGTGACTCATGATTTTATTTAATTTTTTATTGTGTGAATGATTTGTACTAAATAAATATAATTGCATTTAAATTAAATGTTTTATACTTATGCATATTTAAGAGAAGATAAAACTCCATATTATATTGGTAAAGGTTCTGGAAAAAGGGTTTTTGTACCACATAAGGGTAGAAATGGGAAAATCGTAATATCAGTACCTTCAGAGGAAAGAATATTAATATTAAAAGAAAATCTCACAGAAGAAGAAGCATTTAAACATGAAGTTTATATGATTAATATTCTTGGTAGGAAGGATAACAACACTGGAATATTGAGAAATCAATCAAATGGCGGCGAAGGAAGTTCTGGTCATGTTAAAAGTGAAGAATGGAAAAAAATGCAAAGTGATAGAATGAAAAAAAATAATCCTATGCATAATCCAGAATGTTTGGAAAAGATGAGAAAAAAACAAACTGGAAAAAAACAAAGCGATGAAACTATATCAAAAAGAGTTAGTAAAACAAAAGGTAGAAAGCAAAGCGATGAGGAGAGAAAAAAAAGAAGTGAAGTAAGAAAAGGAATAAAATTTAGTGAAGAGCATTTGGAAAACTTAAGAAAGGCACAGCAAAGAAGATGGACAAAAAACTGAATATTTGATATGATAATCTTACAATTAAATTTTGCATCGTGATTATTTTTGAAACTATATCTTGGCGAAATTTTTTAAGCACAGGACAGCAACCAACGACAATAAATTTCAATAAAAATAAAACCACATTAATTATTGGTTCTAATGGTGCAGGCAAAAGTACTGTGTTGGATGCTTTATGTTTTTCATTATATAATAAACCATTTAGAAAAATTAATCGTCCGCAATTAATCAATTCTGTTAATGATAGAGATGTATTTGTTGAGGTTAATTTTAGTATAGGTAAAACTAAATGGAAAATTGAGAGAGGAATTAAACCAAATATTTTTAAGATATATTGTGATGGTAGAGAACTTGACCAAAAAGCATCTGCAATTGACCAGCAGAAATGGTTGGAGCAGAACGTCCTCAAAATGGATTTTCGTAGTTTTACTCAAGTAGTTATCTTGGGTTCCAGTACTTTCGTTCCTTTTATGCAACTTCCAGCAGCTCATCGTCGGGAAGTTATTGAGGATCTTCTTGATATTAAAATCTTTTCTTCTATGAATCTTGTAATTAAAGAGAAGATTCGCATTCTTAAAGATGAAATCAAAACTCTTGAGTTGAAAAAAGAATCTCTTAATGATAAAGTTAAGATGCAAAAAGAGTTTATTGAAGAACTTGAAAATAGAGGAAAAGACAATATCAACAACAATAATCGGAAAATTTCCGATTTAATGACAGAAATTAGTAATCATGATGCAGATAATGATGCTATAAATTATAGTCTTAAAGGATACCAAAAAGATCTTGAAGATTATGTAGGCGCAACAGACAAACTTCGTAAACTTGGAAATCTAAAAGGTAAAATTTCCCAAAAGGTATCAACAATTACCAAAGAGCATAAGTTTTTTACTGAAAATACGGTTTGTCCTACCTGTACACA